GGTGTACCAACAGATATAACGAACGATAATTTAGGTCCGTTTGGTATTTCTATTTTTAAACCAGTTACTAGACCTGTAACTGAATTGTGGAATACAACCACACAAAGTTTTGATTATAGCAAACTTAACGAGGGTGATACTGTTGATATTAGGTTAGTTGTCGATGTCACAACAACCACCGCCAATACAGAAGTTAGTATTGATTTAATGTCTGGTATAGGTGGTTTCCCTTTCCCGACTCAATGGGTGGTGCCTGTGAACTATAAGACATCGGGATTGCAACCGTTAAGTGGTTGGAACTCAATTCACATGGCGAATGCTAACATGTTGACTAATCAATCTAGGTTCGTAATTAACTCTGACAAAAATTGCACGGTTGTCGTTCTAGGTTTTTATATCAGAGTATTGAGCCAAGGTTTGTAAATAACAACTCGTCACTGGTGACACTATAAAAAGCATTCAAAAGGACTTGACTGCTTTTACTTCCTATTATATTCTATTGTCATTAATACGACAACTTTCAAGAAGTCACACTAATGACAAATACAAAGGAAAAGCGTAAACGTAAAAAATACGTAATTCCGCTACTAACAAAGGGTGGTCAATCGCCTGATCGTTTTACCATATTACTTGAGTGTAGTGGGTTGCGTAGTCCTGAAATAATAAAAGCTTTATGGGACCATTTTGTGTTAGGTCATGATGAAGCGGTAGCAACCATGCTAATTGACCAACCTAATTATTGTCGGGCTGTTCGTAAACTGAACGTTTGGGCGGATAGGATTGAGAGAATAAAAGCCGTTGATTTTGCTAGTTATAAGGGTGCTAAAATATGAACGGTGACGCAGTAAGAAAAGACTTAGATATGACTAAGGCTAAGTGGAATACATATATTGCTGATAGAATAATAAGTAAACAATCAAACGACGGTTATGACAGTATTTTCGTCGCTAATGAAATGTTACGTCACAAAGATAAGCTGATTCAATCAGCCAAAGCACACAAAACAAATGCAGCAAGACAACTCGACAAAGCCAAACTAAAAATTGCAGAATTAGACTATCAGTTGAACGGTGGTTCTGATTCCGTGAAGTTAGATAAAGACGGTAATGTAATAGAAACATCAGAGAAAAAAGGGGAACGCTATGATTTAATATTGAAAGAATTGAAGATTGATAGAATGAAGCATGAAGCATTGGTGCGTATGCGAAAGTATATGCCTGTCGAGGGTATGTTTGACATGCTAGAAGATGTAGCAAAGCAGTTCGCGGCATCTCTTGATCCAATTGCAATACGAATAAAACAACATTTACCAGACATGACGAGCAGAGCCTATGACGAATTACAGAAAATACTTTCAAAATCGAGGAATGATTTAGATGAACACATCAATGGACAAACAGTTGCTAGATTTGTACGTCGGTTCGATCCAGAGGCAGATCTCTCAAGCTATATCACCGATTCGGAAAGCTGAACCAATACTTTTATGTGGGTGGGCTGAGAAACATTTCTATCTATCGGCTGAAAGTAGTTATTCAGAACAACGTTTTGAGGCTATACCGTGGCAAAAAGCTATTCTAAATTGTATTGGTGATGATGATATACGTGAACTAGATTTCATTAAATCAGCGCGTGTGGGGGCTACTAAAATGATGTTAGCGGGTTGTTTCTACTTCGCGCATCACAAACAGCGCAATCAAATATTTTACCAACCCACGGACGACGATTCAAAATCATTTTGTGCTACTGAGGTAAACACCGCATTACGTGACGTGGGTTGCATGATTGATATATTCCCTCAACTTGGCATGAAAAGCACTAAGAACACATTATTATTAAAACAATTTATTGGTTCAACATTGCATTTGAAAGGCGGTAATAAGGGTGGGTCTTATCGTCGTATATCAGCCGATGTTGTATGGCTAGACGAGCTTGAATCATTTACGCGCGACGTTAACGGTGAAGGTAGTCCCGTGTTTCTATCAAATAAACGTCTTGAAGGTTCACTGTATCCTAAATCGGTACGCATGACCACACCACGATTACGACTAGGTTCGTTAATAGAAGCCGAAGTAAATAACGCTAAATACCTAATGAAATTTAACGTGAGGTGTCCACATTGTAATGCGCTTCAAGTTCTTGAATGGGGTGGTAATGATTGCGTGTTTGGTATGAAGTGGTCTAAGGAAAACCCTAGCGTGGTTTGGTATGAATGCGCCTCTAATCAATGTCGTATAGAAAACAATTCTCTTACTGAAATGAACGAATCAGGTTTGTGGATTGACAGCAAGGGGTCAGGTGTTTGGATTGACGAGGATGGTTATTTCAGGGCGAATGATGAAACGTTTAGTTATGTTGATACACCAAGACATTTAGCTTTTCACATTTGGACCGCTTACAGTCCTTTTGTTCAATGGCGACAAATTGTATCTGAATACCTTGAAGCTTTTTCCGCTTATAGAAAGAACGGTGATATTACCAAACTAAAAGCTTTTAAAAATACAACATTGGGTGAAACTTGGGAAGATGTTGAAGAGAAAGTTGTACTCGAACCGGAAGTTCTACACAATAGACGTGAACATTATCCTGAAAAGGGTTTCCCTAAGCGCGGTCTAGCCTTGTTTGGTGGGTACGATACTCAAGACGATAGAATCGAGGGATCAGTTTACGCCTACGGTTTGAATAATGAATCGTTTTTAGTTGAGCATTTTATCTTATATGGAGACCTTACAGGTGATGAAATTTGGGATAGGTTAGCCGATAAATGGACTCAAACATATCAACGTGAAGACGGTGCTTTATTGTCATGTACTCGTTGTTTTATGGATTCAGGCGGACATTATTCAATGCAAGTTTACAAGTTTAGTAAACGTATTGGATTACACAATGTTATTCCTATTAAGGGGTCGTCAACTTATGGGGCACCTTTCTTCAAAATCAGAAGGGGTATTCACAAGGACTCAGGCACGTATCTAACCATTATCGGTACTGATGCTGGTAAGGATAAGGTTTATGACCGTTTACGTCTTACAACGGACGACCTTAGCGCACCTACGGCGGGTTTCTACCATTTTCCTATAGCACCTTTCACGCCGTTGGAATGGTTTAAACAACTTTGTGCTGAATATAAAATACCCACAAAATCACGAGGTAGGGTAGTAATGGCATACAAACAGAGAACAAAACGTAATGAGGCTGTTGATTGTGCTGTTTACTCTTTGGCTTGTTTCGAGTATTCTATTGAACACTACGGGCTTGACTTGAATTCATTAGCCGAACGGGTGGCACACCCTGAACGCATTACAACAAGCGAAGCCGCATTTATTACAGCCGCAAAAAAACTAGGAGGTTAGACAATGGATACATTTGCTGGTAGTGGTTATACCACCGCACAACTTACGGTGATGTTAAACGAGGCGCAAGCAGCTTATGCTGCCTTTGCTACAGGCACCAAGGTCGTTGAAATTCAACGTGATGGTCGTGTAGTTAAATATAACATGGTAAATATTCACCAATTAAAGTCGTATATTACCGAATTACAAGGTAGTATAGGGGTTGAATCAACTATTAGAAGTCGTCGAGGCTTGGGGTTTAAATTCTAATGTTACCAAAACAACCTAATAATATAGGGGTTATCCTTGATGAAAAGGGTAATCCTATAACTAAAACAAGTATGCAAAGCTATTCGGGTGCTAATGGTGGGTATAACAACGAGTTATCTTCGTGGAATGCTCACCCAACTTCGGTGGATTTTGCACTCTTGCCGGATTTTGAAGAAGGTAACGCTCGTACTGCGGATTTAAGTAGAAATAATACTTATGCAAAAACTGGCGTTCAACTTCATGTTGATCACGTCGTTGGTCAAAGTTTTAAAGTCGTTCACACACCTAACTATCGCGCTTTAGGTTTAACCCGTAAACAGTTACGTCAACTGTCACGTGAAATTGAATCTAAGTTCGAAGATTGGGGCGGTAACAATCGGAAGTTTATAGACAGCGAGCGCAAGCGCACGTTTACTATGATTATTCGTGAAGGTATCGCAACCCACTGTAAAACAGGTGAAATTTGTGCTAAGATTGAATGGATTAGAAAACGTGGTAGTAAATTTCAAACATCAATCAAACTTATTGATTTCAGTCGTTTAAGCAATCCCGAAGGTGCTGAAAACACCAACAAGTTGCGGGCGGGTGTTGAGATGGATTCGAACGGTGCTGCTATTGCATACCATGTTCGCAAGCGTATACCTAATGATATTGACGGAGCTTTCGAGCCTGATAATTATGAATGGATTCGAGTACCACGCGAAATGTCAAGCGGTCGTTATCAGTTCATACACTTATTTGAACCTACGGGTGAAGGTCAATCACGTGGGGCAAATGACTTCTATGCTGGTTTAAGTAAACTTAAAATGCTTGAGAAGTTTCAAGGCTCAGTGCTGCAAAACGCAATTGTAAGCGCAATGTATGCTGCTGTGATAACTTCCGAGGCTAACAGTGATGATGTTTTTAAAGCCATGTCATCCGGTACGAGTGAGGGTAGTTTAATTACGGGTTGGATGGAAACGACAAGTAAATATCACGACCAAACCAAATTGAAAGTTGGTGACACTACAATACCGCATTTATTACCTAATGAAAAACTTGACATACTTGGTGTTAAAACACCATCAGGTAATTTAGGTGATTTTGAAAGTGGCATACTTCGTTCAATAGCTAAATCGTTGGGTGTTTCATATGAACAATTGAGTGGTGACTTTAGTAAAACCAACTATTCAAGCGCACGTGCGGCAATGTCTGAATCTTATCTTTACTTTATGGGTAGACGTGAAATAATTGCCAAAGCTTTCGCAAGTATGATTTTTGAATTATGGCTTGAAGAGGCTATAAATATTGGTGAAATTAAGTTACCTAAAGGTGCGCCATCGTTCTACGAAGCTCGTTCAGCGTGGTCTAAGTGTGATTGGATAGGTTCAGGTAAGGCAGAAATTGACGGTCTGAAAAGTGCTAAAACTTCTGAACTTAAATTGAAACTAGGTTTAACTACAATGGCAAAAGAACTTGGTAAAGCTGGCGACGATTGGCGTGATATTCTTGATGAACAAGACAATGAAGATGAAGAACTAGAGGCACGTGGTAGACTTTCAATATGGCGAAGAGAATCACCTTTAGTGGAAGAAGAAGACGAAGATTTTGACGAAAATGGCGACCCCGTTAAAAGTGGCGGGAAAACAGAAACTAACGAAAATCCAGAGGTAGACACAAATGCTGACTGAGTTGCAAAACTTCGTTCAATTGAAGTCACGTTTATTTAATAAACCTTTAATGATGGAACCTAACCAAGCTGAAATAGCTATTGGCGCCATCAGTGATCGTTTAAACATTGCATCATTTGCCAACTTGAAAGGGTCAGTACTTGATCAAGAACAGTTGAAACATGGTGCTCATATATTCACCCTTGACAATACACGCAGCGATAGTAAACCCTATCAAGTAATTGATGGTGTTGCGTTCATCTCAGTTGATGGATCATTGGTTGCTAAAAACAACACTTTGAATCCATATTCAGGTATGACGGGTTATGATGGTATCAAGGCTAATTTAGATTTAGCTTTTGCTGACGCTGAGGTAAAACGAATTGTACTTGATATGGATTCAAGCGGTGGTGAAGTTGAAGGGTGTTTCCAACTAGCTGATTTCATATATGCAAACCGTAACACCAAACACATGACAGCTATGGTTGCTGGTGTTTCAGCGTCAGCCTGTTACGCTATAGCCGCCGCGTGTAACACAATAGAAATAACAGAAACGTCGTTCGTTGGTTCTGTCGGCGTTGTCATGGCTCATACATCAAAGCAAGGCGCACTTGAAAAAGCTGGCATTAAAGTAACGTTGGTTACTTCGGGTTCGCATAAGGCTGATGGTAATCCTTTTGTTGACTTACCAAAAGAAGTGTTGCAAAATATGCAAGCTCAAAACGACGTTATTTATGACATGTTCGTTGGGCGTGTAGCCAAGTATCGTGGAATGTCGAAAGATGCTGTGATAAATACACAAGCTGCTATGTTTATGGGTGTATTAGCTATTGACAACGGGTTAGCTGACAAGTTAATATCTAATATAGAATTTATACAAAACCTGTCGCACACTAGCGGCTTACTTACAACAACTAAACTGGAAGCTCCTATAATGGAAAAAGATGAACACGAAAAGTTGTTATCTGCTGCTAAAACTGAGTCGCACGCGTTAGGTGTTACGGCTGGTCAAACAAGCATGAAAACACGTATGTCAACAATTATTAATTGCCCAGAAGCTAAAGAACGTAAAAGTATGGCAACTAATTTGGCTTTTAATACAGAAATGTCAGCCGAAGATGCCGCAATTACATTGGGTTTCGCACCTGTTGAAACTACCGCTAATGCTGCTGTTGCGCCTGTTGAAACTACCGCTAATGCTCCTGTTGCACCTGTTGCTCCTGTAGTTGCTCCGGTTGCTGCTGCTGCTCCTGACGCTTTTGCTGCACACATGGCGTCTGAAACTGTCACCCCTGCTGGTATGGATAATGCCGCGTTATTGCAGGAACAACCCGCTGCTACCGCTGAAAGTCAAAAACTTCAAGATGAAGCCGACATAAAAAGCGCTATGGAAGCTCACGGAGATGTTTACTAATGTCACACATTCAATTAAACAGAAGTGATACAAATACTACGGACGATTGGAACACAGGCGAACGTCAAGTCAACACAACTGTTGTTACGGTTGCTGTTGGTGTAACTTGTGATGCACGTACGCCTTTAGCCATGTTAACCGCTGTCAGTGGATCTCAGCTTATTGGTGAGATTGTTGAATTTGACAGTAATGACACCAATGACAACGGTACTAACGTTGCTGTGTTTTTGTCAGCTTATGATATTGACACCACCGCCGAAAAAGCAGCATACCACGTTACTGACTCAGGTACTTTTAACCCTGACTTAGTTAATTTTACACAGGCTGATCCACAGCCAACAGAGGCACAATTGTTGTCTATGTTTCTGAATACTGGCATTTTCTTACAAGAACCAGCTTAGGAGTTTTACACATGTTAGGAACTTACAATACTACAGTTCTCAAAGGTTTGATTAACAACATTGAGAAAGAAACACATTACTTTACTAAATTGTTAGGGGGTGGTGGCAATCTATTCTTCGATACAGAAGAAATTGCATTCGATAAAATGTTTAAAGGTCGTAAAACATTAGCACCATATGTTAGCCCAATGGTTGCGGGTGTGGTTCAAGCTAAACGCGCTTATGAAACAATGTCGTTAAAAGTGCCATATATCAAAATTCTTGATCAGGTGACACCTAAAGATGGCGTTAGGCGTTCTGCTGGTGAAGGTTTCACAGGAACTAAAACACCAGATCAACGAGTCAAAGCGTTACGTGTGGAGCTTATTACAGACCATCGTCACATGATTGATCGTCGTATAGAAGAACAATGGTCACAGCTTATTCAATATGGAACTATTGACTGTGTTGGTAAAGGGTTTCCACATTCTCAAGTTGATTACGGTTTGTCTGCAAACAATCTGATCACGTTGGCTGGTGGTGTGTCTTGGAACACATTGAACAAGGAAACACAAGGTCAAATCGTTCTTGATGATATGAAGAACTTTGCTGAACGTTCAGTTGGAACCGCATTGGTTTGTACGATGGAGCAATCAGCTTGGGAACACTTTTCACAGTTCGACGCAGTTATTAAATTGCTAGATAAAAACATACGACTTGTTACTGAATCTAAACTTGAGTTAGCCCCTATCGTAACCGACGACACTGTTGAATATAAAGGTAATGTTGGTAATATTGACATTTACGTTTACAAAGGTTTCTACGAAAACGATGCGGGTGTAGATACACCGTATATGGACGTAGGGCGTGTAATTTTCACACCTAAAGCCGTTAAAGGTGTCACAGCCTTTGGAGCTATTTACGACCTTGAACAAGGTATGCAACCTGTTAAGCAATTTACAAAAAACTGGTATATTCCACACCCAAGTGCTGAAAATATACTCACTCAATCTGCACCGCTTTGTGCATTACCTAACATTGATTTAATTGTTAGTTGTATGGTACTTAGCTAATAAAGTTTTAACGCGCTGTCACTGGTGACGGTTTCGGCGCAATCATTTAATTTAAAATAAAGAGATTAATCATCATGGCTGGAAATACACCCGATAAAATCGTTGCTGCTCCTGTTGTTACTCCTGTAGCTGCTCCTGTTGTCATAAAAGAGACAACCACTAAAAAAGAAACACCCGCTAAAAAAGCGACACCCGTTGAAAAAGCGGCACCCGCTGGCAAGTCTGTTGACACTGACGCTGACGCTGCAAAAATATTAGCTGAGGCACGTGAACAAGCTGCACAAATATTAGCTGATGCTAAAGCTAAAGCTAAAGTTGATGCTAAAGACACCGACAAGCCACAAGTAACAATGGAACTTAAAGCACCTAAAGCAACTAGAACTATTCGTTATCACATGACTTGGTTGGATGGTTTTAAAATTGGTGAAGTTAAAAAAGGCGCTCGTATTTCAGATGTTCCAAGTGAACTTTGGGACCAATGGATTAAAGACGGTCGTTGTAACCAACATCAACATTTAGTAGAAGACTAACCATTGTCTGAATTCGATGCTGTTATGGTATCGCTGGACGCTGCGCAAGACTCAGTGTTTGGCGATTCATATACCATAGATGGTAGTGAAGCGTTTGACGGTATTTTAGACGAATACACAGGCGATTTTGATGGAGTACTAAACACGTACCGTAGTTTCGAAGTTAATACAAATGCGCTACCGGATGGCGTTGCAATTCAAAATGGAATTTCAATATTAACCGTAGTAAACACAGGTGCGACTTTCATAATTTGGAAAAGTATTTTATCGAAAGATAAATACGTAATGGAAATAAGGTAAATCATGGCTACTGCTGATTTCACTCTTGAAGGTTTCGACGGTCTAGGTGCGTTAGGTGATCAATTTAAGGGTGAAGTTAAGCGGCAAGTCAGCCTTGCTAGTAAAGCTGGTATATCAATGGGTGCTGATTTTGTCGCTTACGGTAGAACAAGCTCACCAAAACCTAACAACATTTCATCAAATAGTGCTGTTGCACTAGCCGCTAAAGCACTAAGAGTTCCAACCGAACACATATTCTATAGAACATTCGTGCGTGCCGTTAAAGTATCGGTGAATAGCTCAAGGGGTGCAAAACCGTTCGCCTCTGTAATGTTGCGCGGTAATTCAATAAATGTAGTTGATCTGTTGGTTCGTGGTGACGACGCTAAAAAAATGTATGGTTATTCGTCACGTAGGCGAAATGTATCAGGTAGAGTAAAACCAAACATGAAGTCACGCGCTGATGCTGCTCGCAAGGGCGGTAGGCGTTCAGGTAGGGTTGTAATATACGGTCGTGAATACACCAATGCTTACATTGAAGATGGTACGACACGTGCGCGTAGTGATGCTATGGAAAATCATTATGTAAACAAGCTTGGTGCTAAACCTAATTCTGGACTAAAAGGAGAACGATACTTTTTATTTCAGAAACGTGATAAAGGTCAAAAACTACCATACCCGGCAAAGGCTGTTAAAATAGATAGCAAGAAAGTTACAAGAGCGCTGGACCTTGCCGCTAGTGTATCATTGCGTAGACACGCTATTAAAATAAACGAGTTGCAAACTCAGGAAATTCATAAACGACTTAAAAAATTAGGGTTTGAATTAAAATGACCAGAAGAACAAAAGAGATACGTCAAAAATTACATGACGATATTAGCAACCTTGCTTACTTTACAAAAGTGTACAAGGAAAAGAAAAATAATATTGAGGAACTTGATCTACCCGCTGTTTGTATCATTATGGGATCGGGTGTACCAAGTGGTGATCTATTAGAAATTGACTTGAGTGTTAGGGTTGAAATTCACGACAAACGTGTTAATATTAACGACTTGTTAGACGATCATGCTGAAAAGCTTGAAACTGACTTACTTGTATTGGGCTACACAATGGATGATTTAATTGAAGGTATGTTAATGGAATCATTTGATTATAGCAAAGATGAACAGAGCACGAACGGTGTGCTAGGTTTAAATTATAACGTAAAATATGGAGTATAAACCATGACTATTGGTGCTACTACTAAACATGAATTAACCACTGATGGTGGTACAACTTACATTCAAACTGCTAACATTGCAAACTTAACAACACCGGAAGAAAGTAGAGGCGTGTCAGAAGATTCATATCTCGACGATGTTTCAGGATTTAAAGAATTTGTTGCGGGTGTGTTTGACGCTGGTGAACTTACATTAGATCTTAAATGGAACACATCCGATGCTGGTCAAACAATTTTAGACGCTGCTTTTGAAAATTTAGATTCTGATTTAGCTATTGTTCACGGTAAAATAACATTTTCAAATGGTGTTTTATATGAATACGATGGTATTATTACGTCACGTGGTCAACCAGTAGTAAAAGAAGAAACCATGAAACGTAGTTATAAAATCAAAGTTACGGGCGCACCTGTTTGGACTTATCCATAATGTCGTTATTTCCTAATGGGAAAGATAACGTCAGTAAGGACGTGCCTGTAATGGGTCACGTCTTTAACATGGCACAACCTTCGGCTTTAGTACGTATCGAGTTGTATAAATACGAAGATGAAGTTGTAGCAAAATACGCAAGTGAAGAAAAGGACGACAAGGGATTTCCTGTAAATAAGGATCTCTATTGGGATTTTGTTACCCTTGGTTTGCGAATGAATGCTTTTCAAATAGCAGTG